CAATGGCTTTGTCTGTTTATAGTCCGACAAATCTAGCTGATCTTTTAACAGATACAGTAGAGCAAACGAGAGAGGAAAAAATAGCTATTGCTAGAGCAGTAATGCAACAAGCAACAGTAAATTAAGCTATTGACATGGGGTATTATATAGGATATAATACCCTATAACAAACATACAGGAGAAATACATGAACACACAATTAGAAAACTTAAACAGACAATTAAGAATATCAGATGTTATTGATGTTCTAATGAGCCAAACAGAAAAAATGTTTGATATAGTTCATACTAATCAAAAAGAAATAAACAGACTAAAAGAAGAACTTGAACAATTAAAAACTCATACAGATAATGCAACAGATAGTTTAAAAGAATCTAATGATATTAGAGGTGGTTGGTAAAATAAAGAGTTGACAACCTATCCTACTTGTTGTAGGATAGGGAATACAGAAACAAACATACAGGAGAAATAACATGGAACTAAACAAACAATTCAAGATCACATACTTTGCAGTTAAACATGGTAAGCACATCACAAGAAATGCAACATGGACTGACCAATGCAAATACTTTACAAGTAAAGTCGGCAACCAAATGATGACATACTTTGACATGGACGCACAAGGTTATAGAACTGCTAAAGGCAGTTGGACTGTGAGGTTTTAATGTTGAAAGCAATTTACTTTGCATTGCATTTTGCAATGATATTCTTAGGTGTAATAATTGCTATCCATGTTGAAACATGGATAGGTTTATCAATCATGGGATTGTTTACAGTTAAATTTCTGTTAATGTTTCCAGACTTAAATGAAAGGACTAACTAATGACACAATTAAATGATGAACACTTTGAACTGCATGACCAGAACAAAGCTGAGAGATATGAACGACAGAAGATCAAGTTCCTAGAAGATAGAATTAAAGTCTTAGAGAACGCAATCGAGAGCCATGCCAAAATCTTGGCAAGGTTTCAAATGACCGAGGGCAAAAGCCATGAACTAACAGCAAGTGAATATATTGAGATAACCGAGGGAGATAACTCATGAGTAATTTTGTCTGGTGCCATGGACCAAGTTGCCATACCAATGATACACAAGATAGATTGCGTGGTGTCAAGGGTAGCAAGGTTCTAAGAACTCGTAAGGTTCCACAGACTCAATGGAATAGTGGAGAGAGGAGAAACTTCTATTCTTATTTCTGTAGTCAAGGCTGTTATAATGCCTTTGCTAATAAACATATCAATGAGATAGTAGCCATCGCGCCAAGGACCGAGGCTCTTGAAACACCAGTCAATGTAGATAAGGTGCAAGATACTACATATGGTGGACACACTTATACAAGGGTAGAGATATCAAGGGTTGACAATGGCTGAGGGATAGTGTAGGATATAGATATATTAATCAATACAGGAGAAATACACATGACAACACAACCTAATGCAACATACTGGTGGAACCTACCAATCGAGGAGTTAGAACAAATGGCAGATGATAAGGGCAACATTAAACTAAGTAAGTCGCCAACAATGATCAAGGCTACTAACCCTTACTCTAATCAGTCAACGATGTTAACACAAGAGGAACACAAGTTATACATCGAGATCAAGCAAGCAGAGTTCGATGAAGATTACACTGCAATGCAAAAGAAATTGTCTAAGTTCAGTAGACTGAATGCAGCAGCATTCATGGTACTACTAGACTAACCGAGTACCAAACTGTGTGGTCCTGTAGGACCACACTCACACACTCACAGGTTGTGCGGCCGCGCTCGCATTCAATAGAGGTACCAGACCCAATCTCAACGTAGCATAGACCATCGACCCCCTATACCCCTTATCTATAAAAGGGGTCCCAATACTTAGTATATATTGCTTGTTTTAGACAGATAAGGCTGTTAAATTCGTTATGAACATCTAATTGATGCAAAAAAAATTATAAAAAATTTTTATGGATATAATAAACCAAGTAGACATTAGTAAATTACCGGCTGATGTAAGAAAAGAATTTAAAACGTTGCAGGTAATGCACGCAGAGAAAAAAATTAGAAACAAAGCTAGAGAAGACTTCATGTCTTTTGTTAAATGCGTATGGCCCGAGTTTGTTGAAGGGGCTCACCACAGACACATAGCTAAAAAATTTAATGACCTTGCAAGTGGTAAAATAAATAGACTAATTATAAATATGCCACCTAGGCATACTAAGTCTGAGTTTGCATCTTTCTTGCTACCCGCCTGGATGGTGGGCCGTAATCCTAAGTTAAAGATAATCCAAGCTACTCACACAGGTGAGCTTGCTGTACGTTTTGGTCGTAAGGCTAAGACCTTGATTGATAGTGATGAATACCATAAGATATTTGAAACAAGATTAAGAGAAGACAGTCAAGCCGCTGGGAGGTGGGAAACAGCACAAGGCGGCGAATATTTCGCTGCAGGTGTCGGTGGAGCAATTACTGGACGGGGTGCTGACTTATTAATAATTGATGATCCGCATTCGGAACAGGATGCGATGTCTGCGACCGCGATGGAGTCTGCTTACGAGTGGTACACATCCGGTCCACGTCAACGTTTACAACCTGGTGGAAAAATAATTGTGGTAATGACACGTTGGTCTACTAAAGACTTAACAGGTAAATTACTTGCTCACCAAAAAGAAGCAAAGTCAGACAAGTGGGACGTGGTCGAATTTCCAGCGCTCTTGGATACCGGAACAAAAAAAGAAAGACCCGTGTGGCCTGAGTATTGGAAGATGTCAGAATTAGAAATTGTTAAAGCTACACTACCGGTTGGTAAATGGAACGCACAATGGATGCAACAACCTACATCTGAAGAAGGTGCAATTATTAAACGTGAATGGTGGCGTAGATGGAAACATGATTGGATACCCGATTTACACCATGTCATACAATCTTATGATACAGCATTCCTTAAAAAGGAGACTGCTGACTTTAGTGCTATAACTACATGGGGTGTATTCTATCCAGATAACGATTCTGGGCCAAATTTAATGCTATTAGACTCTGTTAAACAACGATTAGAGTTTCCAGAACTAAGACGTAAAGCTCTTGAGCAATATAAGTATTGGAACCCTGAGACGGTAATTATAGAAGGAAAAGCCTCTGGGATGCCTTTGACCTATGAATTAAGACAGATGAATATTCCAGTTGTTAACTTTACACCGAGCCGAGGAAATGATAAGCATGCAAGAGTAAATACATGTGCACCATTATTTGAGTCTGGAATGATCTGGGCTCCTGAACAAAATTTTGCAGATGAAGTTATAGAAGAATGCGCAGCATTCCCACATGGCGATCATGATGACTTAGTTGATAGTACAACCCAAGCTGTTATGCGATTCAGACAAGGCGGCTTTGTCCAACACCCTGAAGATTATGTAGACGAAGAACCCACAGAGCATAAAGAAAAGGTATATTATTAAATGGACGAAATCATAAGAATGTTATTGAGTATGGGTAAAACCAAAGAAGAGATTGCTGAATTTGTAGGTAAAGAAATGCCTGCAGGTGGCGTGGATAACGTTGCATCAAATGTTTTAAAACCTATAACTAGAAAAGTTGCAGGTGATTTCCCGCTTATTGGATCACGGATCACGGACCCTACACAAGCAGGACAATTTGGTAAATACAATATTCAAGCATTAGACCCTACAGATAGATATTCATTAATTAGACAATCTTTTGAAGATCAAAAACTTAACTGGCAAAAAACTTTAGAATTTATTAGAGAAGGTGGTTACAGTTTAAGTGCTTTACAAAAACAAAATTTAAATTTTAATCTAGGTGTATTACAAAAATCAAAAGTTGTTATAAAAGATTTAACCAAAGGTTTAACAAACGAAGGACAAAACGTAGAAGAAATTTATCAAGCGTTTGTTAAAAACAAAAGATTCTTAGGTAATGAAAAAACAGGATTAAGTGGTGAAGCTAATGAGATTTTAGATTTTATAGAAAAAGCTAGAGGTAAAGGAGATGACCTTACAAAAACTACAAAAAGCCAAGAACAAATTTTAAAAGATCAAAAAGCTGCAAATGATGAAAGAATGAAAAGATTATATGAAGGCAGAGCTTATGAAGGTGATGTTGGAATGTATAGAGCAATAGGAGGTTATCATTTGCCCAAGCTCCATGAAGCAGGGATCATTAACCTTGACCCTAAAATTTATGAAGCAATAAAAGCAGGTAGATATCACCATGGTGGTGCAGAGTTCTTTGCTCCTGATCCTAACAGAGTTTTACAATACCACTTTGGTTCAAAAATATTTGACGATCTAGATAAAGCAATTGAAGAAGCAGCATTAAAGGGTGGAGACATTGCTCTTAAAGGACCAGAAGGTATGATTAAATTTTTAAAAGATAATGACTACTTACCATTTAAAGTAAATGGACCAGCAAATGCAATAGATTATTTAAAACCAGATGAATTACTTGAACGTATGAAAGAAATAGAGGCATCATCAGAAGTAATTAAAAAAGGTAATAGTCCTTTCTTTAAAACACCAGATGAAATTATGAATAGAGTTATGGTAAACGCTAACGAGAAAAAGTTATATCTTGAATCATTTAAAAGAACACATCCAGAGAAATTTAAACTGTATGAGAAAAGACAATCGGAAGAGCCTTTCTTTGCACTGGGGGATGTTGGTCAAGGAGATGTGTTTAGTGATCTAGCAGATATTACAACTCCTAAAGACAAAGCTGATATACTTAAGTTTCCTAAAAAAGAAACTAAAGTTAAACCCGTTGATGAGAATAAAAGAGAAATGACTCCTGATGAACTTGAAGATTTTGAAATGGATATAGGCTATGATAATTTAGAAGCTTATAGTTTTGATGGCACCGTGGGCGATGGAGCAAGAATTTTAAAAGAACAAAAAAAATATGAAGCAGAAATGTATGACATGTATAAAACAGGTAAACTAGATCCTGAAGCTGGTTCAGTATCTAGAGCTAGAATGAATTTTTTAAAACAAAGACTTGAAGAAGCAGAGGGAAGTGGTGACACTAGATTAATAAGCGAAGATGAAATATTTGAATTAGAAGGGTTAGTGAAAAAATTTAGAAAAGAAGATATAGAATTTAAAGTAAATGAACAACCTGAAAGAAAATTATCAGACGAAGAAATTAAAGAATTAAAAGATTTAACTGATAATGATGATTTTGATTTTGCTAAAGGTGGTATAATAGGTTTAAGACTATGAAATATTTATTAAACTTAGGAACAGGAGCATTAGACGATGTGGAAACACCTAAACTAGGTGAGAAGTATTTTGCTAGTGCAGAGACTGACGAGATCATTAGACAAATAAACGAGCAGCACGGTCCAGGGACCTTGTTCCCTGCATCAGAGGCACCTCAACCAGAAAACCCGTACAAAGATTTTGACGACAGGAACCCTGCAGCAAATGGTGGGATGATGAGACAGAATTATGCGGCAGGGCCTTTAGTTCTTCCACCGGCAATGTTATATGGGGCAGGTGTAGCTTTAGGTATAGGTAGTCAAATTGAAGGAGAAAACGTTTTAGAACAAAGTAGAATCCTTAAAGAACATATTTCAGAAAATTCAGATGATCCTAAAGTACAGGCATTATTAATGTCATTAGGTATTGTAACTCAAGATGTTAAAGACAATGTTTCTGAATCAGTTAGAGCAACGGGATTAGGTTTGGATATAGGACCTGATGCAGATGAAATAGAAAAAGAAAAAGCAAAAGTTAGAGAACTTACAAAGCCTGTCGGTTTTCCAGGTGATTATATAGATCCCGGTTTTAAAGATCAAGGACTTACAATACCAAAACCTGAAAAACAATTACCTAATACAGGGGGCAAGATATTAGAAGATAAATTAACAACAGGTGGACAAGAGATTCCAGAAACAACATTAGAAGATTTAATTTTAACACTGGACAATAAAAAAGAAGAACCTCGAAATATAGGTGGAGAAATAGCAAATACTAAAGATCCTAAATTTAAAGGTATTATGGGTAAACCAGAATTAGTTAAAGTAGCTGAAGCTTATTTTCCAGAAAAAAATAGTAAAAATGTAAATTGGGATAAAATTTTAACTATTAGAGAAAGAACAAATATTAATAACGGAAATTATACATTAGAAAAAGCTAAAAAATTTATAACAGATGTAGATATAGCTAAAATTAAAAAAGAACTTACTAAAGAGGAATTTGCTAAATTAGATTTTGATAGTGTTGTTAACAATATTAGTAATAGACGAAGAGCAGGTTGGTTAGGTGTTTCTTCTCAAGAGTATGGAGACACTACTAAATTAAGACAAAAAGTTGCATTAATTTTAAATAGAGGTTTAAAAAATCCAGAAAGACAAGAAGGTATAAAAAAACGATCTGCTGATCTTTTAAACAGAAA